AAGCGCCGCGGTGTGATCTCCCGGCCGAAGGGCCGCGCGAAGTCGGAGCTGGCGGCGTTCCTGGGGATCGCCGAGGCGCTGGGGCCGGTGCGGTTCGACCACTTCGCCAAGCGTGGCGAGGTCAGCGCGTGGGGCTACCGCTACTCGCCCGGTGAGCCGGTCGGTGTGCCGGTGAGGCGACCGGAGATCCTGTGCTTCGCCACTGAACTCGGGCAGGCCGGGAACACCTACGACGCGATCCGCTACATGCTGGACCCGGAGACGTGCGCGCCGGCGCTGCTGGACACCTACGGACGCATCGACGTCGGTCTGACCCGCATCAACATCCCCGGCGGCGGGACGATCACCCCGGAGGCCGCCGCGGACTCCAGCGCTGACGGCCGTAAGACGACGTTCGCGGTGTGTGACGAGTCGCATCTGTGGACGTTGCCGCGGATGAAGCGGCTGCACCAGGTGGTGCTGCGCAACCTGCTGAAGCGCAAGATCGCGTCCGGCTGGATGCTGGAAACGACGACGATGTTCGCGCCGGGTGAGGGCAGCGTCGCTGAGGGAACCTTCGAGTTCGCCCGTGCTATCGCGGAGGGCCGCGCCTCGGACCTGGGGCTGCTGTTCGACCACCGCGAGGCGCCGGCGAAGTTCGACGTCCGCAAACCGAAGGACCGGCTGGCCGGGCTGAAGTGGGTGTACGGCCCGGCTGCAGCGTGGATGGATCTGCAGGCGATCGCCGACTCCTACGACGACCCTCAGACGTCCTCGGCTGAGTGGGAGCGCTACTGGTTCAACCGGCCGCGTAGCCTGCAGGGCCAGTGGCTGTCCCAGTTGGATTGGGATCTGTGCAACGGGGGCACGCCGATCCCGGACGGTGCCGCCATCGTGCTAGGCCTGGACGCGTCACTGTCTGACGATTCGACGGCGCTGGTCGCGGTCAGCGTCGACGACATGCCGCATGTGCATCTGGTCGGGCTGTGGGAACGCCCACCGAACGCATCCGACTGGACGGTGGACATCGGCGCGGTCGAGGAGGCCGTGCGGCTGGCGGCGATGCGCTGGAAGGTGCTGGAGGTTGCCTGCGACCCGTTCGTGCTGAACCGCAGCATGGAGGTTCTGGCCGCGGACGGTCTGCCGGTGACGGAGTTCCGGCAGTCGGCGCAGCGCATGACCCCGGCCACGCAGCGGGTGACGGCGCTGGTCCGCACCCATCAGATGCGCCACGACGGCGATGCACGGCTCGCCCGGCACGTCTCGAACGCGGTGCTGCGGGAGGATTCCCGCGGTGTGCGCCTGGTCAAGGAGCAGCCACGCTCTCCGCGCAAGATCGACGCCGCGGTGGCGATGGTGATGGCGGTCGACCGGGCGCAGTGGCACCGCGACAACGACGTCACGTATGACGTCATGGACTCAATCCTGTGAGGTGGGCTGTGCTGACAACCGTGCTGGAGGTCGCCGGCCTCGCACTGCTGGCCGCAGCAGCCATCGTGTGGCTCGGTCTGGCGGGAATTCTCGCCAGCGCCGGCGGCCTGTGCCTGCTGGGTGCCTGGCTGATCGAGCGGAGCCGCTGATGGGGTTGCTGTTCGGGTCACACCGCCGCGAGTTGACACTTGAAGGGGTTGGGGTCCGTCCGCGGTCGGCTAGGGCCAAGTCGGTGCGTCGTGCCGACTCACACGCTTCCGACGTCAAGTGGGCGTGCCTTCGGTTGCGCGCCGATCTGGTGTCAACCACGCCACTGGACGTGTTCCGTGAGCGCGATGGGTTGCTGTTCGAGGTGGACAAGCCGCCGGTGCTGAAGAGCCCGGACGGAAAGATCGACGTCACGGAATGGCTGTACTCCACCCAGTTCGACCTTGACGACGTCGGCAACACGTTCGGACTGATCAAGCAGAAGACGGCGCTGGGCTACCCGTCGATCATCGAACTGGTGCCGGTGGAGTCGGTGACCGTACGGGTCAAGGACGGCCAGGTCAGTTACCAGTTCGGCAGCGAGATCATCCCGAGCGAGATGGTGTGGCACGAGCGGCAGTTCACCACGTCGGGCTCGCCGATGGGGCTGTCCCCGACCGCCCACGCAGCGCTCACCTTGTCCGGCTACCTGAACGCCGCCGAGTTCGCTGCCGACTGGTTCGCCGGCCGGGCTATTCCGGCCGCGCATCTGCGCAACGCTGAGAAGCGGCTGAACAAGCCCGAGGCAGCCGAGGTCAAGCAGTCGTTCATCGACACGGTGGCCACCGGCGACGTGTTCGTCACCGGGTCCGACTGGGAGTACTCGGTGCTCGGGGCGAAGGCATCCGAGTCCGCGTTCCTCGACATGCTCAAGGCGTCCGCGCCGGCACAGTGCCGTTTCTACGGTGTCCCCGCCGACGTGGTCGACGTCGAGGTCGCGACCAAGAGCATGACCTACGCCTCGATCACCCAGCGCAACCTGCAGCTCTTGATCCTGAACATGGGCCCGGCCTTCGTGCGCCGCGAGCGCACGTTCAGCAACCTGCTGGTTCCCCGCGGCCAGGTGGTCAAGTTCACCACCGACGCGATTCTGCGCATGGACCCCGCCGCTCGCGGCGAGTCGATGGACAAGGCCATCGCGTCCAAGCGTCTCACCGTCACCGAGGCACGAGGCTTGGACAACCGGCCACCACTGACCGACGAGCAGATCGCCGAGTTCGATCGGCTGTTCCCGCAGCGCACCCCCACCCAACCGCAAGGAGTCCCCAGTGGATGACGTCCTGCTGCAGGCCGCGGCCGCCCGCGCCGCTGGGCTGAACCAGATCACGCAGCGTCCGTCGCAGCGCCGCTGTGCGGCCGAACCGACCGCCCGCGCCACTGCCCGCGTCCCGGCCGCCATGAGCCTGCGGGCGGCCGACGACGACGGCGACAAGCTGCACTTCGTCGGCGTGGCCAGCGCCACCGAGCGTGGCTACGAGATGTGGGACATGTTCGGCGCCTACACCGAGGTCATCGACCACGCAGCGTTCGACGAGACGTTGGCCCGCGCCGACCTGGATGTCCCGCTGGTGCTGGCCCATGACCAGATGCGCCGGATCGCCCGCACCACGCTCGGCACGCTGCGGCTGGACATGGTCGACGAAGGCCTGGGCGTGGACGCTGACCTGTTCCGTTCCGACCCGGACGTCGCCTACGCGGAGACCAAGCTGCGCGCCGGGCTGTACGACGAGATGAGTTTCGCGTTCCGCATCGAGTCGGGCATCTGGTCCCCGGACTACACCGAGTACCGGATCACCAAGGTTGACCTGCATCGCGGCGACGTCGCGATCGTCGGCTGGGGTGCCAACCCTTACACGTCCGCCGAGTTGCGCACCGAGCAGCGCGGCGGCTACGGGCAGCGGGTCGTCTCGCTGCTCGACCTGGCGATCGCCACCGGCGGTCGCTGAAACACCTTCCCGCACGAGTGGGCCTCCGTCCCCGCATGGGCACGCAGCCGTACCCCGTCCGTGGCAAGGCGACTCCATTTCGCCATAACCACCGAAGGGAAACACCCCCATGAAACTCATGGATCTGATCGCGCGACGTGAGCGTGATCTCAACGACGCCATTGCCGAGCGCAATGGCAAGCAGGAAGTGCTCGTCGAGCTGCGTTCCGACGCTGCCGAGGGCAAGGACATCAGCGCCGAGCGCGTCACCGCCGCGATCGCCGAGCGCGACGCTGCCGACGTCAAGGTGCGTGAGATCGAGGCCGACCTCGCTTCGCTTCGTGCCGACCAGGCCGAGGACGAGCGGATCGCCGAACTGCAGCGCCAGGTCGTGCCGACCGAGGTCCGCACCCCGAAGTACGACCAGGTTGCACGCGTCGGCGGCGAAGAACGCACCTACCGCGCCGACCAGGATCCGCAGGGCAAGCAGTTCCTGCGCGACCTTCTCGCCCGCGACATGGGCAACAGCTACGATGCCCGCAGCCGCCTGGAGCGGCACATGGCCGAGGAGAAGGTGGAGCGTGCCGGGCAGGTCTTCGAGCGCGCCGCAGGCACCGGCGCCTTCGCCGGGCTGGTCGTTCCGCAGTACCTGACCGACCTGTACGCGCCGAAGGCGCGCGCTGGCCGACCGTTCGCGGATGCCTGCCGTCACCACGACATGCCCGAGGACGGCATGACGGTCAACCTGAGCCGGATCACCACCGGCACCACGACCGCCGTGCAGACTGAGGGTTCGGCAGTGTCCGATACCGACATCGACGACACGTTGCTGTCGATCCCGGTGCAGACCAACGCGGGCAGCCAGACGCTGACCCGGCAGTCGGTGGAGCGCGGCACCGCCGTGCAGGACGTCACGCTGGAGGACTTGTTCTCCGACTACGCGACTAAGCTCGACTCCACGTTGCTCAACCAGGCAACCAACGGGCTGACCAACGTGGCGACCTCCATCGCCTACACCGACGCCTCTCCGACCGCGGCCGAGC